TAGCGTCTCCCTTTTCATCAGGTTTGTTGTCTTTTAAATCTTCATCATCATCTAAATTACGAATCTTTTGTTCCATATCTTTTTGTTCAATAGCCGCATTTTTATCTGGCTTTGCATCAAACTCAACAGGGTTTTTATCCTCTTCGTTTTTTGCAAACGCTGTTTGGGGGTTTATATCCTCACTGCTACTTTGTTGTCTAAACTTAACGTCACCTTTTTGTAACTCCTCCGCAACCCAATGAACTAGGTCTAAAGTAAAATCTGTACTCTTTTTTACCATTTTTCTTTCTGGAGAAAATTCATTTATAAAATCAGCTAACCTATGAATACCTGTTCGCTTCTTTTTCTTTCTTTTCTTTCTTTGAGTTCTGTTTAGTTTCCTTCCACTACCGCCACCATATGTTGGGGTAAAGAAGCCAGAGTCAGTAGAAACAGCTACGGTACCACCAAAACCTCCTGTAGCACCCCCTCCGCCATTTCCACCACCGTTTCCGCCACCGCCATTTTCTTTTTGGATTTTCTTATTTTTAGTATCCAATGAGCCTCTAGGGTTTGTAATCCAAGCTTTTTCTAGCTCCGGATGAAATCGGAATGAAACTGTTTTTGCATCTTTAGCAACGGACTTACCGTCTATTAGAATTTCTATAGGATATACTTCCGGTTTGTCTAACCAATATGCCACTTCGTAACCACCATCTTTTAGTAGTTTTACTAATAGCCCTCGGTCATAGTCACCATCAGCTTTTAGGATTTTTTGTTCACCTACAGGTAAATTTAAGTCGACTTTATATACGTCTTGAATTTCAGAATGATTGTGTTCTTCTTTTTGAATCTTACTCATCGTCTATATTTATATCAGTTGGTTCCGTAGCGGTTTTTGTTTTACCTTTAGTGCCTCTGGGTGTAAATTTTGCAGGGTCTGGAAATATAGCTTTCTCTACGGTTGTTACACCATTAGTTCCTAAATTAGCCACATACTCTACATTGTTCTCAGAGAACCACATTTTTGTTAGGTCTGCATTTAGTTCTTTTATCACTGGACTACCAAAGCCTTTATCAGCTAATGATTCAACCCAAGATTTAGATAGGGTTAGCTCATTCTTTTTTGCCCTAGCTTCAGCATATTCGTCAATATCTCTTTCTTCATCTGGTGATTTGTCACTCCAATCTGGTGTGACTCCACCCATTCTACCTTTAAATTTGCGTTGAGATGGAGGCTTGTACGCTTTAAGCATAGCTTGGATAGGTTCACCTTCTTCACCTTCTGGAGCTTCCTCACCTTCTGCCAGCACTTCTTGTTGTTGTGCCTCTATTGCTTGTTGTTGCTGCATTTGTTGTTCTTGCATCGCCATTTGCTGTTGCTGTTGTTCCAGTTGCATTGCAGCTTGTTCAGCCTGCATTTTAGCAGTAGGAACAGGGTCACCACTAACAATAAACTCAGCATCAAAAAGTTCAACGTCTTGTTCTTTTAGCTTTATATCAAACCCTAATTGAGCAAATTGATTTACTATTTGTATCTTCTGTTGTGCATGAGCCAATCTAGTGTTTTCAGCTTTTTCTTCAGGTTGCGGCAAAACTATTTCATAGTCTGTAACACCAAAAGCATCTAGTAATTGGGGGAATACCTTCTCATGAAATAATCTTTGGTCACTTTCAACAACACGACTCATAACAACTAATTGTTGAGTTTGTTGTGATAGGCCCCCAAATGCATCCGGTGCACCCTGCCACGCTGGAGTTACACCCCACATAGCTGCTACACGTTCTCTAATTTCATCTCTAATAGGCAAATATTCCATCTCGTTTAGACTGTGGAATAATCTTACAAGGTCTACTCTACCTCTTTGGTTTCTAGCAGATACTGCTACCATAGGTATATAGTTAGGGTCCATTCTAGTTTGAGCAGCAATGTGCTCTCTTTCTCTACGCAATGACTCTGGGTCATCAGTAGTTACCATTAACATACTTGCAGGCATCTTTCTTTCAAAGAAATATCTATATAGGTTTTTATCCATACCCACCAAGGTCAAGGCTTTTTCAAAAATAGTAAGTATTGGTGACCACCCATATGTTTCGGATGGGGAATACTTAGATAAGTGAATTATTTCATCATCAGAGAAATACATATGAGCACTTCTGTGATAGTACTTATACATCGCAGGTACTAACTTTACATTACAATCATCTGTTACACAAGTACCAGCAGAGTCTTGAATAACTTCTCTATGAATTGGGCATATAAAATGTGAGTTTTTTGGTAATCCTGCTTGGTCTAAGTCAAATTCAACTAATGCTGGATTTAGTCTTCTTATTTCTTGTAGTCTGGAAGACACACTACCGTCTCCATTATCTTTATATTCTTTAGCTAAATATAAAAAACCATCGTCTAGTGTGTTTACATCAAAATGAAATTGCCTCAAAACCTCTTCCATGCTTTGGTCAAACACGTTTGAATCTTGTAGCCATTTATGTATTCTTTTTTTCTGTTCGGGGTCCGGGTCTTTTACTTTAGGTACTATTGTTATACCTCTTCTAAAAACCTCTCCAGTAATGTGCGAAACTGGTCCCCTAATTTCTTCTACAGACATTGCAACAGTCTGTAAATCTTGTATTAATTGTTGGCGATATGCCATTTGATGTCTGACCCATGTGTTTACAACTTGGTCAAGACCTACAGTTGGAGCCTTTCCGGTATCTCCTGTAGCTTTCATAACATCTAACAAACTGATTTGTTTATTCAAGTCCGCCATTTGCTGCTGCATTTGAGGAACTTGTGGTAGATATTCAGATAATTTCATTATTAATCCCTGCTTAGTTTAGTCATATCCTGCATGGATACCAATTTTATTATATTGTCCATAGCTTTTTCTTTTAATTCAAACTCTTCCGAATGAGAAGCTGCTCTTTCAACAACACGTTTTTCTTTCGTTGTGTTATCCAGCTCTTCTTCTAGTTCTTTAATCTTTTTATCTTTTAGCTCTAGCTCATATTCTAGTTCAGTTGTATCAACATCTGAAGCAAAGGTAGCATTTTCTAAAACACCTTGGCTAGCCGCTTCCTTAATTAAAGCTAAAAACTCTCCTTCAGATAAAACTTTGACAGCAACACTATCGTCTGAAATATCATCTTCAGCATTCATCATCTTTAAATCTGCATGCCAAGTATCTAATATTCTCCAAGTATTCTTGTCGTCTTTAGCTGCTACATACTGTTGGCCTGAATCGGAAAGCATGTTTCCTATTACCATATTTCTCTCCTAAAACTTTTCTATCTTTATATTATACTATATTTTTCGTATTTACCTACGCTATCTTGCAAGCACTCCACCCACAGGACTTACAGGTCTCACAACCAGACTCAAAAATTACATTTGGATTACCACAACAATCGTACTCTGCCTTATGATTAACAACCTCATTTATTGCATTTTGTTCTATGTCAAACCCATCAAGTTGGAGTTGCTCTGATTTTTCAGCATTACCTTTTACCAAAACTTCTTTTTCTCTACTGCCCGCTCGATATACTGTAATACCCTTACATCCTTCTTCCCAAGCAAGAATATAAGCTTTCTCTACATCTTCACGAGTAGCTGAGTTTGCAAAGTTTATTGTTTTTGATATTCCAGAATCACAACCTTTTTGAAAAGCTGCTTGCATTAGAACATGATTCTCAGGTGAAATCTCAGGAGCAGTCGCATATACTTCTTTAGCCCAGTCGGGAACTTGAGGTACTGATTCTAATGAACCCCCTTCAGCTAAGTAATCCATTAAGTCTTCTGAATAAAAATCGTATTTTTTAGCATCAGCCTCAAAATATTTATTTATATAATTCAAAGTTTTACCATCTAATATATTTTGTTTTTTCCAAGCTAAAGCAAAGGTAGGTTCTATTCCACTAGATGTATCAGCTATCATAGAAATTGTGCCTGTTGGAGCAACTGTAAGCCTACAATGATTCCTGTACGCTTCTGTTTCTCTATCATAATTACTACTGTCCCATGCAGGAAAGGTTCCTCTTAGGTCAGCAAGTTCAATAGATTTTTTATCAGCCCATGTCCTAATCTTAGACATTATAGTCATGCCAATTTCTTTAGCTAAATCAGATGAATAAGGTACTTGCATTTGAATAAGTAAGTCTGCAAACCCCATAATTCCTAATCCAATTTTTCTTGTTGCTTTAGTCATTTGTTCAATTTCTGGAGTAGCATATTTATTAGCGTCTATTACATTATCTAAAAAGTGTACTGATGTTCTAGTAACATGTTTTAGTCTAGCCCAATCTATCTTTTCTTCCCACCCATTACTAGAGTCTTCTGAAGCTGTATAAAACTTAGCTAGGTTTATTGAACCTAGATTACAAGATTCGTTACCTAATAATGGTTGTTCTCCACACGGGTTAGTAGCAATCATATCACCATATTGTTCAGAAACATGATTGTCTTTGTTTACTTGGTCTAAGAATATCATTCCGGGTTCACCATTTTTCCATGCCCCATCAACAATTTTGTTGAATACGTCACGAGCATTTAGGCTTCCGTCAATAGAATTATCTTTTGGGTTTATCAAATTATATTCCATGTTGTTTACAACGGCTTCCATAAAGTTAGAGTCCACACCCACAGAAATATTAAAGTTGTGGATTTCTCCTTCAGTTGACTTACAGGTTATAAAATCTAAAATATCGGGGTGGTATATAGACATAACTGCCATGTTTGCTCCATCTCTTTTACCTCCTTGGGTAATCATTGATGATACTCTTGATAATGTTTTTAGCACTTCAATTGGACCACAAGCAATTCCATGGGTTGATTTAATCTTGTCACCCCTCGGTCTAAGCTTAGATAAGGCAAACCCAGTCCCCCCACCAAACTTTTGAACCATTGCTGCATCATGTGATGCTTTCATAATACCTTCCATGCTGTCCTCTAAAGGCAAAACAAAACATGCGGATAAAGTTCCTTGTTCTGTTCCGGCATTCATAAGTGTTGGAGAGTTCGGCACAAACTCTAAGTTCTTCATTATCATAAAAAAATCTTGTTCTGTTAAGGATGCTTCGACTGGTAAAGATAAATAATCTGTATCAATTAGTGCAATAGCTTTTGCTACACGTCTAAATAATTCAGTAGGAGATTCAATAATTTCTGAGTTGGTATCCTTTAAAAGATATCTGTGTTCCAATATAACACTTGCTTGGTCTGATAATTTTACTTGGTCTGTTATTTCGTTTCGATTTATTTCTGTCGTCATGGAACTGAGGTCCTCCTATATTTTTATTTTTTTATCTATTACTTTCTGTGTCCACAATAAAGGCATAGTCCTCTTTCTGGAACCCAAAAAGAAGCACTACATACCATTTCCTTACACTGAGGATTGGGTGCGGAGGAAGCTATCTCAGATGGATTTACTGGCTCCATCTGTAAAGGATTTAAAGAAGACAACTTTTTCTGTTGGTCCTCTGAAAGTCCTTTCATCTCATCCTGCATCATCTTTCGACTCTCAGGTGTTTCCCCCGGACTAATAGCGTTGAACCAATCCGTAGCACTGCCTAAGTCTACAAACTTATAAGCCGTGTCATGGGCTGCCTGTAAAGCCATTGCAATCGAGAAAAAAGCATCCCCATGTCCCATTGGAGTATCGGGTGCCTTCAAGTCATTACTTACAGACAGGATGTGTTGCTTCTGTCGCTCATCCTTTATTAGTTTTAATATACCAGCATGGACAAACTTTTCGAAGACTCCAGCCATAGTATTTTTACTTTTTCTTGTGAAATTCATTGGTCGCCACCTAGCGTCTAATCCTCGGTCTTCAAGCTCCCCTCGAGTGTTATCAATATAACCCCCATCTAAATCAAAGTTATCAGCTACTTCATTTAAAAATTCAATTTGGTCGGAGTAACTCCACCCGTCTAGAAAAGACGAATGTATTTGTTGTAACTCCTCACCCCGTTTCCTGAATAAAACTAAATGAGATGGGTGTTTTTTCTTACCCACATCAAATCCACCAAAAATTTGGTCTCCGGTTTCCCAACCAGTGAACTTTTTAGTAGATGGGTATGACCTCAATGAGTCGTCTTCGCACTTAGTAATATCCTCTTCGTTGAAATAAGCCTCTGTAGCAAAATGAGGAATCAACATAAACTCTGAAGCAAATGATTTAGGTCTAGCTTTTTGTTGGGCTAACAAGTATTTCTCAGACATTATCTCTGGGGCTAATACTCTTCTCCCCGGCACCGGGTCTAGTGCAGGTAACACTCTAGCTTTGAATCGTTCATCATCTTGTAACTTAGCTAGTATGTCGTTTGGCATCATAGGTGTACCCACTACAATAACAGGAGCTTCTTTCAATGGTATGAACATGGATTCTGTCATAAAGTGGTCTTCTACTTTAGTTATTTGCCCTATATTTAAAGGGTTCTCTGGGTCTCTCAATACGTCATCAGCAACTAGGGCACCATTGACGTGCATACCTCTTTTAAAAGAAAACAACCCACCATGCATAATTTCCATAGGTTTATTGTTCTTATAAAATCTAGCCGAGAAATCAGCCTTTGGATTACGATTTACAAGTAATTCTGGGATAATAGGATTTCTAGCAATTGTTTTATTTATCTCTGCAATATGATATTTAGCCATACCGTCACTATAAGATAGATAAAGTATAGACATATCTCTAGGGGCTTTCAATAATCTCCAAACGCTAAAAGCATGTCCTAATATAGTGGATTTAAAATGTCCTCTGGGAAGAACTCCTACATAGTTTAGACCTGTTTCTAAACATTCCTCAATATCTTCGGCAAGTAAACTTACATGCCACGCTTTAAAATACTCTGGATTATCATATGAGTGTGCCCAAATATTTTCTATAAACTCTCTAAAGGAACCAACTTCATACCTTTTTTGCTCAAGTAATCCATCGGATAGCATATTAAAGGCGTTCTCAACGCTTACCACATCTTTAGCCATATTTATATATCTCTATGTTTTTGTTCAATGGTTTTTAATTTCACACCAATTTTTTGTAAAATATCTTGGTCTGTAATCTCTTCAATTAAAACTGTCATAATATCTTGTACAAATTCCATATTTATCATACCTTGAAGAACTTCTCTTTGTCCTTTTATACCTATATCTGCAGCTCTAGCAGCATCTAAAGGTCGGTCAAAAGTTAGTCCTTTTATTTCTCTACCCGCCTTATTGGCAAGCTCGGTATAAGTATCTAATTGTTCAGATTGAAGTCTAGCAAACCTTTGGCCCTCAGACTCAGCTAAGTCTCTTTGGGTATCTGCAATAGCAACTGCTTTCTGTTCTCCCCATTTATCCTTCTTAGCCCACATATAAATTGTAGGTGGAGCAACTGCGTGGTCATCCGTGGAGACTTCTTCAGCAATTTGTTTAGCTGTTTTGTCCCCCTGTAGGAATAATTCCATCGCCTTTAGTTTTATATTATCTGGTATTTGTTTTGGCATAATTATTAGTCTTTGAATTGGTCATATATACTGTTAGAATCATTCATTCCATATCCTGCAGTAGAAACATGTTGGGAATCAATGTTACCCCCTAATGGGCTTCCATCTGAGTTTAAGAATTGAGAGAAGTCCCAATATCCTGTTTTATCTGTGTGTGCTGTATAACAACTAGGAACTTTTATTTTAGCTCCATGAGGCATCTTCATTTCTGTATATTGCATTCCTATCTCACCTCTAGTGCATATTCCTGCCCAAATGTGTTCTTGTTCTACAATTGGGGTATACCCTACCTTTTTTAGTAAGGTTCCTGTAGTTGTTTGTAAGTTTTTTACTTGTTGATTACTGCCACATTTAGCAAATTTACACCATACAACAGTACCATATTTCTTTTTTACATCTTCAAGTGTCGGTAAATTTTTCGGAAACTTATCTTTATACTCTCTTTTTATCTCTTCCTTTTTACCGGGAAAAGCCATTTGAAAGCCTCTTACTACTTTTTGTAGTCCTCCTGCAATACTCATACTAGAACCTCCTTTTGTTCCATAACGCTATGCAAGCAGCATCAGCGTAGTCTTGTTCGGGGAATTTATCTCCCCACTTTTCTTCAGCGAATCTTTTAATTTCGTCTTTTTTCACATTTCCTTTTCCAACAACATCTTTTTTCCATGTGTTATTATCCACACGCACTGTTGGAATACCTTGTAACACTAAGATTGCCCATACTGCACCAACAACGCTAGCTAAGGTGCCTACGACACTTCTGTTTTGAGCAAATATTGATGCTTCTATTGTTGCAAAGTCTATATTATTTATTGTACTGATTTCCTTGGAAAAATTAGATATCAACTCAGGGAATCTTTCTTCAAATGATTTCTTGGTATCACAGTCCCATTTGTACAAACAAACCAATTCTTCCTCTGGGTTAACCACTGCCCCATGAATTGCTTTACTAGATGTGTCTAAACCTAAATACATCATAAGCGTTCACCATTTGTTCGCAAGGTAACTATTCTACTAACTGTATTATAAGCAGTTGTGTAAGTATTTAGCAATCCTTGTGTCTTTTTTAGAGTAGCTTCTTGTTCAATTAGGTCTTTTTTCAACTCTCTTAGAGTCTCGTAACTATCCATAACTTCGCCTTTTAACTCATCTTTAGTTGGTTTCTTGCGGTCCGTTTCTTCATATTGTTTTACAACTCTGAACAAAGCGGTGCTATAACCCTCATTAAAAGCAGCTTGGAGAGCCCCAACCTTAGATTCAATGTCTGCTATTTTTGTTTCTAAATAAGCTTTGTAACCACCGTACATAGCTAAAAAATCAGCTAATATTTTATTATCATAAGTGTTTAATTTAGAAAACTCTAAGGTATCATTATCTTCTAAGTTAACAACTAGTGGTGGTAACCCTAAAGAATCAACTTCTTTTTGAGCTTTACCCAATGCTTTCATTGGACTCCATTTAGTTTCTCGTTCTTCCATATTAATATCCCTCAACTTTACGACAATTACACCAAGTAGCTCCTGAACATTTTTCAGGTGGTATTAGCATTTCTTGTATATTAAAACATCTCTTAAGTATTTCATCCCACTGTACAAGGTCTTTTTCTACCAGAAAGCTTTTTATCTTCTGGTCATTCTTATTTTCATACAAAACTGTACCCATGTCGTAATTGCCCATATTTAAATACATTTGAATTTGTACTTGATGTTCAGGTTTAGGTTTCTTTAGCTTCGTAAAGCCCGCAGTGTTTATAGATTTGAGCTCAATTGGAAGTGTTCCATAATTATAATGCTTGATTAAAAAGTCAATTCTACCTGAAATTGGCGGTATGTCTTGTTTTACTGAAACTTCTCTATCTATCAATAGGTTCAAATCAGTAAGCCATTGACCTACTCTATCTTCTAAGTAGTTTCCATTCTGAAAAATTCGTTGTAGGTTTGCTGGTAATGGTTGGTCTACCATTTTACCGTGATAACATAACCAAACGTATCTATCACAAGCATTACTTATAACTGATGGATGAAAGACTCCCGGTCTAGGAGCAGACATAGTACCTCTTAAATAGTCATCAATTATTTCATTTAGCCACAAATCTTTAGGTGCGGTAGGATTTTTTCGTTCTACTGGCTTAATTTGTTTAATTCCAGCCATAATTCTTCCTTTATATCTTTTTTAGTAATTCCTTTTATATGGATAACATCTTCTATTTCATGATACTGTTTTAAATCAATATCTCTTTTCGCATCCCGTTTAGCAAAGTGACCATATACCCCATCTGCTTCTACTACCCTTTTTATCTCAGACACATAAAAATCTACTGTGTATGGAGGAAAACTAGTTTGTTGTGAGTATCTCATACCAAACTCGTCTAAACATTCGGCAATAATGTTTTCTTGTTTAGTATATTCTTTAGGTGGTAAGTTCATTTTGCAATTCTTCAAGTAATGTGGGAGCCTCTAAAAACAGTG